TGTGCCTGTACTACGGCGGCATCCGGGTGCTGATCCTGCGGCGGACCTTTCCCGAGCTGCGGGAGAACCACATCCTGCCCATGCGTGCCGAGCTGAACGGCTGGGCGGCCTGGCGGGAGACGGACAAGGCCTTCTCCTTCCCCAACGGCTCCCGGATCGTGTTCGGCTACTGCGCCGGGGAGCAGGATGTGGACCAGTACCAGGGGCAGGAGTACGACGTGATCTTTCTGGACGAGGCCACCCACTTCACCGAGTACCAGTTCTCCGCCCTGACCGCCTGCCTGCGGGGGGCCAACCCCTTCCCCAAGCGGATGTACCTGACGTGCAACCCCGGCGGCGTGGGGCATATGTGGGTGAAGCGGCTGTTCGTGGACCGGGCCTTTCGCCCGGGGGAGGACCCGGCGGACTACCAGTTCATCCAGGCCCTGGCCCGGGACAACCCCGCCCTGGTGCTGAACGATCCGGGCTACTTAAAAATGCTGGACAACCTGCCCGACGGACTGCGGCAGGCCTGGCGGGACGGGAGTTGGGAGGTGTTCGCCGGACAGTTTTTCCCGGAGTTCCGGCCCCTGACCCATGTGGTCGCCCCCAGAACGCTGCCCAAGGAGTGGCCAAGATACCGGGTGTTCGACTACGGGCTGGATATGCTGGCCTGCTACTGGGCGGCGGTGGACGACACCGGGCGGATCTGGGTGTACCGGGAGTTCTGCCAGCCGGGGCTGATCGTCTCGGAGGCGGCGGCGGGCATCACGCAGCGCACCCCGCCAGGGGAGGCGATCCGCTGCACCATCGCGCCCCCGGATCTGTGGTCCACCCAGAAGGACACCGGGCGGACCATGGCCCAGCTGTTCTCTGCGGGAGGCGTCCCCCTGGTCCCCGCCTCCAACGCCAGGGTGCAGGGGTGGATGGCGGTGAAGGAGGCCCTGAAGCTGCGGGCGGACGGGGTGCCGGGGCTGGTCATTTTCTCCGACTGCCGGGAGCTGATCCGGGACCTGGCCGCCGTGCAGCACGACCGGCAGAACCCCTCCGACGTGGCCACCCAGCCCCACCAGTACACCCACTCCCCCGACGCCATCCGGTACCTGTGCGCCTACCGCTGCCCAGGGCCGGAGGAGCCTCCGCCCCCCCGGGACGAGGAGGACGAGGGGAGAGAATACGACAGCTTCATGCTGGGCGAGGGGTGGTCGGAGAGCTATTTGATGTTTTAAATTCGAGAGGAGCGACACAAATGATCTTACACGAGATCGTCCAGACCTTGGAGCGTCTGGAACAGGGACAGAAGAAGATCCTGGAGCAGCTGGGGAAAGCGCCCGCGCAGGACGAGTGGGTGCAGCGGGGCATCGACAGCATTTTAGGTTACCAGGTGGGCGGGAAAGGTCGGAGCGAGCATGGGACAGAGAACTGAGCCCCCGGAGCGGATCTGGGACGAATATGAGCGGGGCGTTGGTTTTAAGCAGCAGCTGAATTTGTACGACACGGTGAAGGTCAACGAGGACTTCTATGTGGGCAGGCAGTGGGAGGGGGTGCGGTCCAACGGGCTGCCCACCCCGGTGTTCAACTACATCAAGCGGATCATTTTGTACCTGGTGGCCTCCGCCGCCACGGACAACCTGAAGATCAACGCCACCCCCCTGTCCTGCGCGGGGCAGGAGCAGTCGGAGCAGCTGTGCAGGATCGTCAACGCCCAGTTTGAGGCCCTGTTTGAGAGCAACAAGATGAGCACGCTCATCCGCCAGTTCACCCGCAACGCGGCGGTGGACGGGGACGCCTGCCTGTACGCCTGGTTCGACCCGGAATTAGAGACGGGCCAGGCCGCCCGAGGGGGCATCCGCACGGAGCTTTTGGAGAACACCCGGGTCATTTTCGGCAACCCCAACAGCCCCCAGGTCCAGGAGCAGCCCTGGCTGATCATCTCCCGCCGGGAGCGGCTGGAGGAGGTGCGCCGGGAGACGGCGGAGCACGGGGGCGACCCGGAGCAGATCCGCGCCGAGGCCGACGAGACGGGAGACCGCTTTGACGCCATGACCGACGGCAAGGTGACCACCCTTCTGAAGCTGTGGCGGGGCGGGCCGGGGAATACCGTCTGGGCGGTCAAGACCGTCCGGGGGGCGACAGTCCGCCCGGCCTGGGACACGGGGCAGCGCCTGTACCCCATCGTGTGGATGAGCTGGGACCGGGTGCCCAACTGCTACCACGGGCAGGCGGCGGTCACCGGGCTGATCCCCAACCAGGTCTTTGTGAACAAGATGTTCGCCATGACCATGATCTCGCTGATGACCACGGCGTACCCCAAGGTGATCTACGACAGGACCCGCATCGCCCGGTGGGACTCCGGGGTGGGCAAGGCCATCGGGGTGGACCTGGGCAGCGGCAGCATCTCCGATGTGGCCAAGACCATCGACCCGGCGGTCATCTCCCCCCAGGTCAGCCAGTTTATCGAGCTGGCCATCTCCATGACCAAGGACTTTATGGGGGCCACGGACGCCGCTTTAGGCAGCGTCCAGCCGGACAACACCAGCGCCATTATCGCCCTGCAAAAGGCCTCCCAGGTGCCCCTGGAGCTGACGAAGCAGGATTTGTACCAGTGCGTGGAGGACATGGGGCGGATCTGGCTGGACCTAATGCGGGTCTACTACGGCCAGCGCCTGGTCAAAGCGCCCCTGACCCAGCGCCAGCGCGCCCAGCTCCCCCCAGGGGTGGACGCCGACGCGGCGCTGTTCGACTTCGCCGCTCTGGATCAGGCGGCCCTGACGCTGAAGTTAGACGTGGGCGGCAGCGCCTACTGGAGCGAGATCGCCCAGATGAACACCCTGGACAACCTGCTCTCCCAGGGCCGGATCTCCGTGGTGGACTACCTGGAACGGGTGCCCAGCGGGTACATCTCCAACCAACAGGAGCTGATCGACGCATTGAAGGAGCGGGAGAACAACGCAGAAATCAAGTGACCCCATCCCCCGCGGGTCATTGCGAGGAGCGCAGCTGCGAGAGCCCGTTAGCGGCTTTGCCGCTTACGGATCTCCATGCATGGGCAGCTCTAAGGGGCAAAGCCCCTAAGAGCTGGCCGCAGACGTGGCAATCCGTATCCCCCGTCCTGACTCGTTCGCAAATACGAAAACGCCCCCGGCGGAGAACGGATTCCCACGACAGTGTGCGCACTGTCTCGGAATGACCCTGCGGGGGGACGGAGGACGAGGATGCAGATTCCCACACCAGTCTGCGGACTGGTTCGGAATGACCCTGCGGGGGACGGGGGTCGAGGCCAAGTGAATCAAATGTGAAAGGAGAACCACGAAATGGATGAACAGACCATGGACACGGCGGCGCAGACCGGCTGGGAGGACGAGGGCGCCCCCCAGGCAACGCCCGATCAAACTCAGGAGACGCCCGGCGCCGTCCAAGAGGCGGACGCGCAGCGGCAGGAGGACCAGCGCCAGCGGGCGGACCTGGAGCGGTTTCTGCGGGTCTATCCCGACGTGCAGGCCCAAGCGATCCCCCTGGAGGTGTGGCGGCAGGTGGCCCAGGGCGAGAGCCTGGTCAGCGCCTACGCCCTCCACGAAAACCGCCAGCTGCGCTCCCAGCTGGCCGCCGAGCGCCAGGACCGGGCCAACCGCCAGCGCACCCCCGGCGGCTTGGGCTACAACATCTCCGCAGAGCTGGACGAGATCGACAGAATGTGGAGAGAGGACGACTAAGACGGGAGAACGGATTCCCACGCCAGTGTGCGCACTGGCTCGGAATGACCCCGCAGGGGGACGGGGGACGGGGGCGCGGGCTGCCCAGGGGGGCAGCCCCTACGAAAAAGAACCACCGTCCGTCCAACACCGTAGGGGCAGCTTTGCATGGGCATCCGTAAGGCTCCTTCGTCGCCGACGGCTGCCTCACGCCGCCCTCGGCGGCCCGAACGTGGCGATGATCACGACGTTGCGCCGGGGGCGCGGGCGGATACTATCCGCCCCTACGAACATGAACGAACGTTGGTGCAACCATGTAGGGGCGGCTATCAGCCGCCCGAACCCACGTCCCCCGCGGGTCATTGCGAGGAGCGCAGCTGCGAGAGCCCGTTAGCGGCTTTGCCGCTTACGGATCTCCATGCATGGGCAGCTCTAAGGGGCAAAGCC